TAGCGCCCCACAATGAGGTAAAGAAAAATGGCAGCTACAGCAGCCCCCTATGGCCTGCGCCCTGTCAATCTTATCGGCGGTCAGCCCTATGCTGGTTCGACTCGTCTGATCAAGATTGCTAATGCGTATGCCGCAAATATTTTCTACGGTCAGCCCGTGACCATCAACTCCTCTGGTGTTGTTGTTGCGGAAACTGGCACATCGACGGTCGCATCTACTGGCGTTGTTGGTGTTTTTGTCGGTTGTACCTACACGGATCCGAACCTTAAGTATAAGTTGTTTAAGCAGTACTGGCCGACAGGCACAGTGGCTACTGATGCCCTTGCTTATGTGGTCGATGATCCGGATGTTGTTATGCAGGCTCAGGCCAACGGTGCAATCGCTCAGACTGATCTTGGTGCAAACATTGCTCTCGGCACATCTTCCGGCAGCACCGACACCGGAAACTCCACAACCCCTCTTGGCACTGCTGCGGCTACCACGGCCACTCTTCCGCTCCGTATTGTTGGCTTTGTTGATGGACCGGACTCGGCCATTGGCGATGCCTACACGGACGTTCTTGTTAAGTGGAACCTTCCGAATGCCGTGTTTGCAGCGCCCGATTCAAATGCGATGAACGCAAGCGTCACAGTGACGTACGGTCATTCGTACATGAATCCCCGTGGCGTGTAATAGGAGAACATAGAAAATGGCTATTTCACGCGCACAACTCCTTAAGGAACTGCTTCCGGGTCTAAACGCCCTGTTCGGTTTGGAGTACAAGAAGTACGAAAACGAGCATGAGGCTGTCTACGAGACCGAAACCTCGGAGCGTTCGTTTGAAGAGGAACTGAAGCTTTCGGGCTTTGGTGCCGCCACAGTCAAGGGCGAAGGCTCTGCCCTTCGCTACGACAACGCTCAGGAAGCTTGGTCGGCTCGCTACAACCACGAAACGATTGCTATGGGCTTCTCCATCACCGAAGAGGCGATGGAAGACAACCTGTACGATTCGCTTTCGTCTCGCTACACCAAGGCCCTCGCCCGTTCGATGGCCTACACGAAGCAGGTTAAGTCGGCTTATCCGCTGAATAACGGCTTCTCCGGTGGCGCGTTTGTTGGTGGCGATGGCAAGACACTGTTTGCTACAGATCACCCGCTTGTTTCGGGCGGCACAAACAGCAACACGCAGACCACGGCTGCCGATCTGAACGAGACCTCGCTTGAGGCCGCAGTTATTCAGATTGCTGGCTTCAAGGACGAACGCGGTCTGCTTATCGCGGCTCGCCCGCGCAAGCTGATCGTTCCTCCGAGCCTGATGTTCGTGGCTACGCGCCTGCTGGAGACTGAACTCCGTGTTGGCACCGCCGACAACGATATCAACGCGATCAAGACCAATGGTACGATTCCGGAAGGCTACTCTGTCAACCATTACCTGACAGACGTTGATTCGTATTACCTGATCACGGATATCCCGAACGGCATGAAGCACTTTGTTCGTACACCGATGTCTACATCTATGGATGGAGATTTTGACTCGGGCAACGTGCGTTATAAGGCGCGCGAACGTTACTCTTTTGGCGTGTCGGATCCCTTGGGGATCTGGGGCTCACCGGGCGCTTAATTCGCCCCACAATAATTAGAGAGAGCCCCATTTCGGGGCTCTTTTTATTTGTGGTAAAATCCTGATATGCCTCAACAACTGAGGCTCCGGGGTATCTCGGTTCCGCTGACTGCCCCCGGCAGACGCTTGCAGAGACTGCGGAACCTAATTCTGCAAGGATAAAATCAATGGGTATCACCACATTTTCCGGCCCGATTCGGGCTGGCAACATCAACAACACGACAGGCGCCACGCTTGGCGAGGACGTAAGGAACGTTGGCTCCGTTGTGATGGTCCAGACTGTTCCGATCACACAGGATGGCACCGCAACCGCCCTCGCTACATCTATTGTGCTTCCGGCGAACAGCCACATTCTCAACATCCAGATGCTCAACACGACCGCATGGGCTGCGACTAACACCCTTAGCGTCGGAACCACAGCAATAGCCACAGAACTTGCTCCCCTTACAGCGATGACTCAGGGCCTTATTGCTCTTACACCGGGCGCTTTGGCTGCCGCTTGGGATGACACGGGAACGGCTGATAAGCGCATCTTTGTTAAGTCCGCAAACGCTGGCGCTGGTGTTGGCACCCTGACCGTAAGGTATATTCAGGCCCACGATCTGGCCTCCACGTAATCATATAAAATAGCGAGAAGGGGTGAGAGCCCCTTCTCCTTTACGGGGTATAAATATGACAACCACATATCTGGCGAAGGATCATTTTAACCACGCGATCCAAGCCCTTGCGCCATCCACAACGCAAACGGTGACGATCTCTGGGACAAGTGCCGCCACCACCAATGCGCTGAGCAAGGAAACGGTTGTTATCCGTGTTCTTGCCACCGCGGCGTGTTTCATCAACATCGGCACGGGAACCCCGACAGCCACATCTTCCGGAACGCCTATCCCGGCTAATGTGCCGGAGTATTTCCGTGTAAACGGCAACGAGACCATCAAGGTTGCAGTGATACAGCTTACGTCTGGCGGGGCTCTGTACGTCACAGAGATGATCTAATGCGTTCTGGCTTGGGAAGAGTTGGTTTTCTCCCGCTCGCTACAAGCGGCGGTTCCGGCACCGCCGCAGATGTGCTTGGCGATGTTTGGGACGGCTTTGCCTTAGATTTCCTGTCCAACACATACATTGTGCGGGTTTCCCTCGGCGCTGAAACGCTTTTTGGCCCGGGCCCTATTGCCTCGGCTGACGAAACAGGTCTTGGCCTAGATTTTCTTGACAATTCTTCAGCCATTAAGGTTTAAAAATGCCCACGACCACCACAGGTATTGCCACGGAATTTATTCAGTTCAGCCGCACAAGTAACGCGACTGCGACCGATAGTGACGGATTTATTAAATGGGCTCCTCACAACATTTTGCTGGCAAGCGAACAGTTTGACAATAGCAATTGGTCGAAGACCACAACCACTGTGGCGGCAAACAGCTTGGCTGCGCCGAACAGTACAACCACAGCCGACACGCTGACGGCGGCTGGCGCTAATAGTACTACGCTTCAGTCCTACACGGCGCTGGCAGTGCCTTATACGTTTGGCGTATGGCTTCGTCGCAAGACTGGCACGGGCAATATCCAGATTGCGGCAGACAGCGGCACCTACACGACTGTCACGATTACTTCAAGCTGGGCGCTTTACACAGTGTCTCAGACGCCTGCGGCTGGCACAATTTCGGCTGGCATTCGCATCGTCACAAGCGCGGATGAAGTTTATGCATGGGGCGCACACCTCTACCGCAGCGACCTTTCCATGCAGAATAACACCTCTGCGTATCCGACATATAGTCCGACTACGCCGAAGAATTTGCTGGGGTATAGCGAGTCATTTGATAACGCAGCTTGGTCCAAGACCGGAACAACAACTATTACAGCGAATCAAGCTATCTCTCCAAACAATCTTTTAACTGGTGATCTGGTTAATGAAGGAACTGGAACTGGATACCATCATTTTGTTCAATCTGTTACTACAGTTGCAAGCACAACCTATACTTTGAGTTTTTACGCCAAATATATAACTTGCCGTTGGATCAGTTTGTCATTGTACAGTAACGGTAATACTACCTCTTATGGTGCGGCAACATTTGATCTTTTAAACAGTGTGGTTGGCACTAGCGCCGCATCTGGAACTGGTTATGCCATTGTTGGGTCGCCCGCAATGACTTCAGTCGGTAATGGGTGGTACAGGTGTTCTTTGACCGTAACAAACGGGTCAAGTCTTGCTGCTGGTTTTTTTGCCATTTCGCCAAGCGATGTTGGAACCATTGGCAGTTATGGTCTTAATAGCTATACTGGCACTAGTCAGACATTTTATGTTTGGGGCGCGCAACTCTCCAATAGTGCCTCTTTGGACCCTTACTTCCCAAGCTACTCCACAGCCCCCACCGCTGTAGCGTATTATGGCCCGCGCCGGGATTTTGATGGATCAACTCTTGCTTGCAAGGGTTTGTTGGTTGAGGAGCAGAGGGCGAATTTGGCGCTTTGGAGCAATCGCCTTGATTTGAGTCATTCGCTTGCGGTTACTGGCGTAACCGGAACATTCCAGAATGGTGAAACCGTAACTGCAACAGGAGGTGGCAGCGGTATATACGTTTCTGCACTTTCTTCTTCATCTACGTTCATTCTTACAGCAGGCAGCGGCACGTTCACAGGTACGCTGACTGGCGGAACCAGCGCTGCAATAGCAACAATTTCAAGCGCCACGGCAATTTGGACGCCGTCAAACGTCACCACGGCGGCAACGGCCACGGGTCCAGATGGGATTGCCAATAGCGCCACAACGCTAACGGCATCAGCAGTCAACGGCACTGTCCTACAGGCCATCACCAGTACATCCGCTGCCCGTATCACCAGCATGTACGTGAAGCGCCGCACGGGATCCGGCATCATAGACATGACGCAGGATAACGGCACAACGTGGACTACCGTCACTGTCACCAGTAGTTGGGCACGTGTAAGTATTGCTTCGACTACAGCAGCAAACCCCACCGTTGGCATCCGCATTCGGACAAGTGGTGATGCCATTGATGTGTTTGGCATGCAGCATGAGCTTGGGGCATTCATAACCAGTGTAATCCCCACGACCGCCGCAAGCGCCACCCGCAACGCTGATGTTGCCAGCGTGAGTACGCAAGCGTTTCCGTATAGTTCTGTGGCGGGTACGATGGTGGTTAATGCGTCGCTTGCAGGGGGATCGTCTGCAGCCGCTGCTGGTGATTATTACATTTCACTAAGTGATGGAACAACTTCTAATTCAATTCACACAGTTGATGTAAATTCAACAATTTCCCAGATTGTTGCGTCTGGTTCTGCAACATTTAATCAGTCGATTGGATCACGGCCCGCAAATGGCGTAATTATCAAAACCGGACTTGCTTACGAATCTAACAATTCCAACAGCGCCGTAAATGGGACAATTGGAACAACTGACACAACAGTAACTTTACCGCCAGCAGCCACTAAGCTGGGTATTGGTATCCGTGCTGACAATTTTTTCCCAATTAACGGCTACATCCGCCAGATCACCTACCTCCCTCGCCGCCTGACCAACGCTGAACTCCAGACGAGGACCGCATAATGTCTATCGAAATCTTCGCATGATGTCCCTCCCGTTAGTTGTTCTCACGGGCATGATCACGGGGTTTTAAAAATGGCTAAAGCGCCGAAGAAGAAATTCAAGACTGCCGCATGGTCTCGCTCTGAGGGAAAGAACCCCGCTGGTGGTTTAAACGCAAAAGGCCGTGCCTCCGCAAAGAAACAGGGCATGAACCTTAAGGCTCCGCAGCCGGAAGGCGGATCCCGCAAAGAATCATTCTGTGCTAGAATGGGCGGAATGAAAAAGAAGCTGACCTCGAAGAAGACATCCAACGATCCGAATAGCCGGATCAATAAGTCCTTGCGGGCTTGGAATTGCTAAATGGGACGCACCAACGAAGCCCTGTGGTCCAAGGCCAAGGCTGAAGCGAAGGCCAAGATGGGTGGCAAACACTCAGCCAGAGCGATGCAATTAGCCGGGAAACTATACCGCGAGAAGGGTGGCTCTTATACTGGCCCCAAGACAAGCGCCCAGAAGTCTATGTCCAAATGGACTAAGGAGGATTGGGGCACCAAGAGCGGAAAACCTTCTGGAAAGACCGGGGAGAGATACCTTCCCAAGAAAGCCAGAGAATCACTGACCACCTCCGAATACGCCTCCACCACAAAAGCCAAGCGTGAAGGCACAAAGAGTGGTCAGCAGTTTGTTAAGCAACCGAAGAAGATTGCCGCCAAAACGGCAAGATTTAGATAAGGAAATAAAATGAAGATTGCTTTTGCCGCAGCCTTTGCTGCCCTGTTTTTTTCGACCTCGGCCTTTGCCGACACCAACCCCTCCTACACGAAGGACAAGTCGGCGTGGTGGGTGAGTGCCATCTTCGTAGTCCCGGTCGTTGGCCTCGACGTTATTGGTCGTGCCGTAGAGTTGACGGGCAAGGATCAGGGTGCCTTCCAGCCGCTCCACAGTTCCACTGGCGGTATCATTAAGCATGCCGCCACCCCGGTCTGCGGCCTTCCCGCAGTTGGCATGCTCTGCAAGTAGAGAGCCTGCGCGGCGGGAAGGGGAGAACTTGTGGACATGACCGAACGTATTGAGGTGTCGGTTGGGAAGCTTGAAGTACAGGTTGACCGACTTGAAATAGACATGACCGAAATGAAAGGTGATGTTAAAGCTATCCGAAAAACCCTCGACGCCGCTGGTGGTAGTTGGAAGATGCTAATAATGGTTGCTGGCTTTGCCGCAGCCGTTGGAAGTATTGTTTCAAAGATGTTGGTTGCATGGCCATTAAAATAATCCTCTCTATACTTGTAGCGATCTTTTTTCAGATCACGATGGTGAAGGCTGATGAGTGCATCACGCTGGACAGTTTCAGTTCTGAATTTGCCAAGGAAGGCGTTGTCTTCCGGGGTTCAAATTCTGCTGCGACTGAAAAGCTTGCTGCCCTTTTCAACAAAAACAGAGAAGCCAGAGGACAGCCCGCCGCCCAAATCTCGATTTTCCTTTCTGGACTTGTAGTCACATCGTCTGGAGAGCCCGGAGTTCTTGTGGCGGTGGTGGGGAAGGACGGGTGTTTGATCCAGCGGTCTGTGGCCATCCTAACCATCCGCCAGTGGGTGTATTTCCTGAACATTGCCGGGGTTGAGCCTAAAGATTTTATTCAGTTGGACGGCGCATAATGGCTCTAAGCAAATCATCTATTGCTAAGCTTTCCGGGGTTCATCCTGACCTTGTTAAAGTGCTTAAGAAGGCTTCCGAAATTTCTGAAACCCCGTTTGTCGTGGTTGAGGGAGCAAGGACGCTGGCTCGACAGAAAGAACTGTTAAAGGCTGGCGCAACAAAAATACTCAATTCTCGGCACATCACTGGACACGCGGCTGATATTGTCCCTCTTCTGGATGGGAAGATTCGGTGGGACTGGAGTCTGTATCTAAGGCTTGCAGTTGCGGTAAGGGCTGCGGCACAATCTCTAAACATCCCAATCCGCTGGGGCGGAACATGGGATATCATAAATGGGACAAAGGGGCCGTTCACAACGGCAATGCTTTCAAAGACTTTCCCCGATGGACCCCATTTCGAACTTCCACGAAACAAATACAAAACATAACGGAGACTAAAATGCTTAAGGGTTATCGTACATACATCCTCGGTGCCGTGACGATCATTGGCGCTCTTGCTGCCTATCTGGTTGGCGACACATCCCTGACTGAGGCCATCAACCTCGCCGTCACTGCTGGCATGGGTATGTTCATTCGTAGCGGTATCAACACTGCGGTTGCTGGTAAGTAATGTGGTGGTTGATTTGGGGTGCGGTTCTGGCATTATTTGTGTGCCTAGGAGTTGCAACATATTTTGTCGCCCGCAGCCCATCCTTCTGGATCGGCCTTGTCAAACAAGTGTTTGCCTTGGCCGTTCCGGATATTCTTGAATATCTTAAAGCCCGGAACACACCAGCCGTGGAAGAAGAAATGCGAGCATGCATCCGGCGCGGCGGCGAATGGGATAACTTCAATAAGAAGTGTAGGGACAAGTGATGGCTATGTCTCGCGGAAATATGGGCAAGCAAGTTGCCCGCCCCGGCAAAGTCAAGAAGGTGATGCACGAATTCAAGGTGCATACACTTAAGTCAAGCTCTGGGAAGCCAGTAACAAACAAGTCTCAGGCGGTGGCAATTGCACTGTCTGAGGCCCGCCGCGAACGCCGTCCACGCCGGGCAAAGAGGGTAAAATGAACAACAAGCCGCCCAATCTTTCCGCATTGTATGATTTCTATCGTTATGCAAGTGGCGGCATCGTGCCCAAGAAGGCTAAGCCAGTAGGCAAGGAAAAGACCGTTCCGACCGCCCTTGATTGGGGTCCGAACGCGCCGATGGATTACCTCGCTTATCTTAACAAGCAGGAAATGGCGCTTATCCAAAAGCATCGTGCGTTTAAAGGCAAGCGCAGCCACGAAGGCATTCCTGCCTTTCCAGACCCCGGAACTACTGGGTATGGCGACAAGGGGCAGGGCACAACATCCTCTTCTGGGCTTGGTGGTGGCAGTAAGGGTGGTTACAATTCCGGCACAAGCGGATCCAAGGGAGGTGGAGCATCCACACAATCCCCCGGCGCTGGTGGGAATGCTGGACAGGTAGGCGGAAATCTCGGCGGCGGTGGGAAAGGTGGCCCCGGAGGCCCTAGCGGCCCCAACAGCGGCCCTTCTCGCTCAGGCAGCCCCAGCACTGGTGGCGGCGGGAATGGCTCTCAGGCCCCGGGAAACACGGATACTGGAGGGCAGCGAGGCGCTGGCAGTAATTATGGCCCCGGCTCTGGCCGTCCGACTGTGGGCAGTTCTGGCGGTAGTGTGCCGACCTCTCCCATGAGTGGTCAGGGTCAGAGTTTCCGTAGCCCTATGGGCGCTGGATGGGCAAATAGGGATATAATCGATAAGCAGCGTACTGAAGTGGAAAATGCGCGTGCCGCTCTTCAATCAACAAGCGCCCTAAAGACAGACCTTCAGGTTGGCGGTATTCGGTCGCTGAGCGTTGGTCAAATGGGCACCACAGTTAATGTTGGCCCAACCCCCCCAACACCAGCAGCCCCGCAGGGAATGTTTGGCCCGCGCACCAGCGTGACCGGGATCAATTACATGAAGACCATCTCGCAGCCGGGCTTTATCACAAGCGGAATGCCGTCCACTCCATCTGGACTGTCAACTGCACTGCCAGAGCCGAAAGTCCCAATGGCTGTTCGCGAATATAATCCGTATGACATTCGTGGCGCTAGGCAACCGTATGGCACGGAGCGCATCATGGGTGTTGAGACAGTTCCAAACGAGACGCTTGTCGATAAGTCGATAAGGGCTAGGTCAATTGGCCTTGATAACACAAATCCTTATGATGCTCAAATCCGCGACCACATTGAGGCAATGAATCAAGTTGCAGCTAAAAACGCGGCAATGAATTATGGGGGGTTCTCCCTCGACCCAGAACAGGATTTGCAGAGAGAGGCGATTGATCGCGGCTTGTCAGAGTCCGTTATGAATGCATCTCTGAAATCAAACGTGTCACAGCCAGAATCGACTGACACGGTTTCCGCAGATGGCGGTCGGCGAGGCGCTGGCAGTAATTATGGCCCCGGATCTGGTCGCCCCGGCATTGTGGGCAGTTCTGGCGGTAGTGGGCCGACCTCTCCCAATGAAACCATACCGACAGACGCCACACCATCCTACGTTGACCCTATTACACAACAGCCAGCATACCCTGAAAAGCGTTTGCCCATGAAGATTGCTGAGCATCTTGGCATCATTGGCAGGGGATTGAAACTTGCCAACTGGGCCGACAGAAAGATGTTTGACCGTATGACCCCGGAACAGCAGGCGGCTGCTATGGAACGCTGGTCGAAGCAGAGGGACTCATACGGCAAGAATGCAGGCACAGACAATGATCGCGGAGAAGAGTTCCGCCCTCCATCTAGTCGTGCGAATGAGTCAACCACAGGAACAAGGCCGACAAAGCCGAAGGAAAATGGACCCCGCCCCGCCATCTACTACAAGTGGGATATGGGTGTCGATGTTCCATCACCGACAGATTCAGATTATACTTTGTACACGAAATACCTACAGGAAAAGGCCGCCGCAAGGGCGGGATTTGCATAACAATGGCTCAGAAGAAAGACGCAATTGGCAATCCTATGGAAATCCTCACCAAGAAGAGCCGGGGTAGAAATAAGCCTAGGTATAGGCGGAATTGCAAGAAGCTTGGACCGAAAGACCCCGACAAGGGCAATCGCGGGAACTTCTAAAGAAGTTGGGACAGTGAGCATTTGGGTTGGCGGTTCCGCTAAGCGGCGTATGCCTTTGGGAACGGGGCTCACATTTAAGGATAAGAGATGGCAACGAGCGGCACAACAACTTGGACACCGGACATCGCAGAACTCTGCGAGGAAGCCTATGAACGTGCTGGTCTTGAACTCCGGTCTGGCTATGACCTCAAAACTGCCCGCCGCAGCCTTAACTTCCTTCTCACTGAGTGGGCAAATAAAGGTATTAATCTTTGGACCGTTAAGTCCGGCACCCTGACCCTTGTGCCGGGCCAGCGCACCTACACCACTGCTGACGGTCTCCCGGCTGATGCCATCGACTTCATTGAGCATGTGTGCCGCACAACCAGTGGAAGTCAGGCCGTGGATATTTCCCTCAACCGTATATCGGTCTCCACATATGCCAACATCCCCACAAAGGACCAGTCTGGTCGCCCCTACCAGATCTACGTTGACCGCGCCACTGCTGCTCCAAAAATCACGCTATGGCCTGTACCGGATTCCTCCACCACCTACACGCTCGCTTATTGGTATCTGAAGCGTGAGGATGACGCCACAAACCCCGTCTCTCAAACTATTGAGATCCCGTTCCGGTTCTACAACGCTTTGGTCGCGGGGCTGTCCTATCATATTGCCCTCAAGAAGCCGGAGGCTTCTGACCGGGTTTCCATGCTGAAAGACCTCTACGACGAAGCCTTCCAGCTTGCGGCAGACGAAGACCGGGACCGGGCATCTGTCAGGTTTGTTCCCTTCACGGATTACAGGTTTTAGTGTAAGATGACTGTACCGTATGCAAAGGGCAAACTGGCTTTTGGATTCTGCGACACCTGTGGCCAACGATATGACCTTGCAGATTTAACGGTTCAAATTGTTGCTGGCCGGGCCACCAACATAAAGAATTGCACCTACTGCCTTGACAAAGACCAGCCGCAGTATTTCTTGGGCCGCGTCCCAATCAACGATCCGCAGGCACTACGCAATCCCCGTCCGGATACCGCCCAGACGGAGAGCCGTGAACTCTGGGGGTGGAACCCGGTCGGGAACCCCGCAGTCAGCGCCACTGGTCAAGTGGGTGTCATCACCCTAGTCCTTAACGGGGTCTACAGCCCCATCACATATTCCGGAGTAATCTAATGGCCAAGAAGCGTATGTCCGCCGAAGAGCGGAAGGAATTCAAGGGCGGTAAGTATATGGGCGGCCCCGCCGAAGAGAAGGCTGAAAAGAAGAAGCCCGCCAAGCGCATGGCTTCTGGTGGGTTCACTGGAGACGCTGGCACTAATCGCGGTTCGTGGAGTGGCGATGGTGAATCGCTTGGTGTGAAGACCGGGACAACCACCGGAACATCTGCCACAAATCGCGCTGAAGCCAAGGACACCCTTGATGATGGAATAACAAACATCAAGCTAGCCAAGAAGGCAATCAAGGCAGCCCAGCCTGTAGCCAAGCCACCCATCCCGACTGCGAAGCCCGGCCTTTCGTATTCGTATGAGAATAAACTTGCTCGCGGCGCTGCGCCCGGAATGTACATGCGGAACCCAACAGCGATGCCTGCTGGATCTGTTCGCCGTGGCGGTATGCGTGGTGGTGGCCTTGCTAGCAAGGGTGTCGGTCAGGCTCTCGCCAAGGGCGGCCTCGTTAAGGGCGCTGGTTGCTGCCAGCGTGGCATGAAGAAGCCGAGGATGAAGTAATGGCTATCGCCCCAAAGAAGACGCCAGCGAAGGTGCTGACGCCCGCAGAGAAGCGAGCCGCAAGCACAGCCGATATGGTTAAACAACTTCAGGCTTCCCTTAATAATGGGACAGCCACCGGATCTCCAAACGCCAAGTTAACGGTTCAGAACCCCATCAATTCAGGTATTGGCACTGGCATCGTCAATGCGCGGGTTCCTATTCAGAACTCCGCTGTAAACGGGTTAGTTTCAGGCACAAACAAAGATCCAAGGTTCTCGAAAAAGCCTCCCGGCAAGAAGAACCCTCAGATTGAAGATCCGGCACTTCCCCCTTTCGACTCCACAGGCACACCTCCCCCAGCGGGCGGAACAAGCACCCCGCAGCCAGCACCCCAACCCTACATGAATAAGGATTGGTCAAAGGTTGTATCTCATTACTTCCCAGAAACTGAAAGAATGAAGGATGGCGGTTTGGTTCGTGGTGGTGGGTGTGCCGTAAAAGGCTCCGGTCGTGGTAAGATTGTTTAAACAGGATAAAGAATATGGCTAAGCAGAACGCACGACTTGCTCTCCCGTCTGACGCCACCGTTGAAGGTGGTATGCGGCGTGGTGTAAATGTGGGCAATATGAAGATGTTGAAGAAGCCCATGAAAATGCGCGGTGGTGGTGCCGCGACGAAGGGCCTGAAGATCTCGGAGAAGCAGGGCTAACATGGCCTTCACCTACGCACAGCTTGTGGCAGCAATCTATGGATACCTCCAAAACGACACTGGGGGCATCCCCACTGTTGATATGGATGTGATAATTCAGCAGGCTGAGCAGCGCATCTATTATGATGTGCAGATCCCGGTTCTTAAGAAGAACGTTACGGGCTCCTTTTCATCTGGAAACAGATATCTCTCCACCCCCGATGATTATCTGGCAACCTACTCAATCGCCGTGGATAACAACGGGGTTTATGAATATCTCCTGCCGAAGGAGGTTGCATTTCTTCGTGAAGCCTATCCCGCCACCTCTACAACTGGTGTGCCGCGATACTACGCAATCTTCGACAACGACACGTTCCTTATCGCCCCGACCCCTAATAGCAGCTACCCCGTCGAACTCCACTACTTCTATGAACCGCCATCCATCGTCACTCAGACTTCCGGCACATGGCTCAGCGAAAACGCCGAAAACGCGCTCCTGTATTCCTGCCTAGTAGAGGCATACACGTATCTAAAGGGTGAGCCGGATCTCCTCTCGCTGTATGTCGGGCGCTATAAGGAATCTCTCGGGGCTCTCAAAACGATTGGCGAAGGCCGCAACAGATCCGACACATACCGCAATAGCAACCTAAGAACAGCGCCGAATTAAAAATGATATCAACCGCTCTTGTAACCTCCTTTAAGAAACAACTCCTTGAGGGATTGCACAACTTTAGCAATCCGGGCGGTGACACATTCAAGATTGCCCTCTACAACTCCTCCGCAATTCTTGGCGCTGAAACAACTGCCTACTCCAGCACGAATGAAGTAAGCGGGACTGGCTACACTGCTGGGGGCACAGTTCTTACCTGCGTAACCCCGACATCATCCGGCACAACTGGCTACGTTACTTTCAGCAATGTGAGTTGGCCGTCCTCCACAATCACGGCAAACGGGGCCTTGATTTACAACGCAAGCAAGTCAAACGCCGCAGTCACTGTGCTGGCATTTGGGTCGGACAAGAGCGTTGTGGGCGGTCCTTTTGAAATTAAATTCCCGGTCGCCAACGCAACATCCGCCATTGTTAGGGTTGTTTAATTGACAATATCTCTTAAGCATTCCTTCAACTCCACAGTCTCGGACGGAGATGACTCAAGCCTAGTCCAGCCATCAAACTGGAATGAGGAGCATGTCTCTTTGTTTACGGCCACCGGCACAGGCGCAGTGGCCCGCACGCTCGACGCAAAGATCAGCGATACCGTTTCCGTCAAAGACTTCGGCGCAGTTGGCGATGGTATTGCTGACGATACCGCTGCTATTCAGGCGGCTATCAATTCAAATGCCGCTGAAGTTATGTTTCCTAAAGGAAATTACAAAATCACAAGCCCTCTGTACATAGATGGAGGGATAAAACTAATTGGTTCTGGAGGAACGGCTCGGGCTAGTCGTATTGTAAAAACTACGACTACTGTTGGCACTGGAAGTAATTTGGCAAGGGGCGGAACGGTCACTGATAGTTATGCTCAGAATGCAGTTTTAATTTTCAGGCATCCTAACAATGGGTATACATACAATACTACAATTAAGGGAATTTCATTTGAAGGCGATGGATACATTGTTGAGTACGGTATTTACGCACCTCGCGTAACGCATACTATTCTTGAAGATGTATTAATTTTTCAGTGTCGCATTGGCTTCATAACTTACGATGGTTGGTTTAACAATTTTACCAAGGTTATCGCTAATGCAAACACGCAACGAGCAATTAACGGCGGGCCTACTTATGGGTGGAGTTCCCTAACATATGGGTTTTATTGGGCAAACGATGGATCCGGCGGCGCTACAGGCACTGCATTTAACGCCGATACATGCTGGGCGCGTGATTGTGATTACGGATGGGTGTTTTACGGACTTAAGTACAGCACGCTCAACGGTTGCGGCGCTGACAATATAAGCTATTTATCGTATTACTTTACGCTTGCCGAAGTTTCCATGAATGGCTGTGCAACGGAAAACGTTCAAATACGCGGTCTTGGCGCACTTTACTTTGAATATTCCAATATAACTATGAATTCTTGCAGTAGCTATCAAGTATTTGGCGGAACTTCTGGAACGACTGCATTTCTTTTTGCTGATGGCGGTAACATAGTTCTAAACTCATGTAAGTTTCAAAACTTTGCAGTCCCAAATACATCATTTAATGTCGTTGTGCAAAATGGAGCAAAGGTCGCGCTGATTAATTCAACTTTGCAGACAAACGGCAATTCTTTTATTTCTTATGGCAGCAATTCACAAGTTGTAGACTTTGGTACAACACCCCCGTCTGTTAAGTCTTCCACGGCTAACAGTTTACCGCGCTATGTTATGGGGCGGGTAAGAGACAACCAGCTTCAGGAAACCACTAACAAAGCTATTGCTTCTGGCGGTACTGTTATCGCAACGTTCACGGCGCAAGCGACGGCTCCACTAGAGACAGCAGTGTGCTATTTTACTGTATCTTGGTATGACTCAGCGTACCCATCTGCATCTGGTATAAGTGCGTTTTTAACAACGGTTTATGTTGACACTGCTGGTACAAATTATGACCAGAATATATCGTCTGTAACATCCTCCGTAGCAGGGAATACAGGTGGAGTTGTTACTGCTCCGACATTTTCGTTTAGTCGCGTTGGTCCCGTATGGTCTTTGACCATGACTCCAGCGCATGGTGGATGCACCGCGTATACAATTACGGGTGAACCGCAAAACATTCAGGGCATTACGTTTGCGCTTCTGTAGGGGCAAGCCGTGTAACTGGTGTGGCAGCACAGAAGAAAAGGGAAAGTAAATGTCACTATACGGAGCCTTCCAAAGAGGAGCGTTCTATCGCCTATCGTTCTATGTAAAAGAATGGTACAATATAGATGACATTCAATCCCCAAATTGGGTGTCAATAACAGACACGCAGTCTCAAAGCTGGTCTCCTGTGCCCCCTCCAGATTCACCAAGCTGGTCACCGATAATTCAAGCACAGTCTCCGTCCTACGGCGGAATAAGTGATTTTCAAACCCCGAACTGGACACCATTGGTAACGTAAAATGGCATCAACATCTTCACCTAACCTTCGACTTGAACTTATCGCAAACGGCGAGCAGCAGGGTACGTGGGGTTCCACCACCAACAACAACCTCGGCACACTGCTTGAGGAGGCGATTGGTGGCTATGCCGCTGTGGCAATGGCTGACGCTGACCAGACCCTCACAATGACGCCATATGTTTCTGCCACTGCACGAAACATGACGCTTGAGTTTACGGGCGCGTTGACAGACACCAGAACAGTCAATATTTCCGCCGCTCTTGAAAAGATTTACATTGTCAAAAACTCCACAACAGGTGGATTTCCGGTCACGTTCAGGGTGACCGGACTAACTGGCGTATCAGTCCCCAACGGTCAAACTATGATTGTTTATGCGGATGGTACGGATATCCGTCAGGCATCCCTTCCCGTCAGCAGCACAAACACATC